AAGACGTAGTCATGCACGTCGCATGGCAGCTCGCGCACGCTGTTGCCGTCGAAATAGAAGAAACCACGCTGGCCCATGTAAAACACGCCCAGATCCGTATCCACGGCAGATTTGCGAGATATGGCCCCGCATGATGTGCCGACGCGTGAAAACGAGTAGATAAATGGGGGGCCTGCGTATACCGCGGCGTGGCAGTCTGTGTCTGTGATGATTAGCGTCTGCCCCTTGGTGCGGATCGCCTGCATGATTTGGCCAGACGTCTGCAGGATTTGCGAGCCAGCTTGGTTCGTGGACGCGGGTGTCCATAGCGTGTTATTTTCTTGGTCACACCATGACACAGTTCGCGGATTGCCGCCCGCGCCCAGCGCGAAGATAAAGCGTTCTTCTGTGACCAGCAATCCGAGATTGCTTGTCGGGGCGTTTGCAATTACAGCCGCCTTCACGGCTGGGTTTAGCTGCCACTCAAGCAGGCGTCCGTCGTCCTTTGAGCAGGCCACGAGGTATTCACCAAAGTTGTCGATTGACCAAGTGGTGGCCTCCTCTGGCACAGCGTTTTCGTTTTGCTGTATCGGCTGGCCGTAGAAACCGTCGCCATAAAACCCGTAACCGTATCCCGTCTCAACCTCCGCGTCTTCACGGCCAGCCGTTAAATCTGTTGGCGCAATGTCATAAACGGTGCCGTTGCCCGTCATGGCTTTCAGCTCGCTATATGAACCGCCAGCCAAATAAGCCGTGCCGGTGTTTGACTCCCACGTGTGCATACCGCGCACAGGGTTGGTGCTGAACGATGCCTTGCGCTCCTGCCAGCCGCCTATGGGGCGTAAGCTGTTATCGCGCCACCTGACCAAGCTTCCGTCACGCCAGCGGCCAGACTGCTCTAAATCAGTTCCGTTTCTGTAGAAACCGGCGGGTATGTCGAGGGGTACGAGGGTCATTTATAAAGCAAACCCAATGGTTGAAACATTTGCCCTGCCGCTAGAGTTCACATCAATGCTTAATGAGCCATTTGGGCCAAGGTAAAATGATCCTCCAGCAAGCTGCAATGCGGAGAGGGATAAACTTGTTGTCCTTGAGCTAGTGCTACTTGGGCTGACGTTAGTGCTGTAGCCATTAGCTCCAGAAGTACACGTTATAAATGAACCTGTGCCAGTAACACTTATTGTGCCGCTGCCCGCGTTGTTTGGAACATTAAACTTATATTCCCCATACATACCCCCAGAGCCAGCGGTTGTGACAGTTCCGTCAGAGCTTCTGTACCCAAACGAAGGGCTTGCATAGTTAGGGCCGCCAATTGGAGTGGGAATTGTTGTGCTGCCGATAGACGTAACGTGACCATATGTGTCAAGGCTGATGTCTTGGACAACCGTAGTGCCGCTGTTGTTCACGCTGCCTTGGCTTGATGTGTCTGAATGGCTGATGGTGCGGTTGGACGCTAAAGATCCACCACCAGTTAAACCGCCGCCAGCAGAAATACTTGTTGATGTAGACGCCTTGGCGTTCAACTGCGTCTGGATGTTGCTAGTCACGCCGTCAGTATGGTTCAACTCTGCTGTAGTGGCAGTCACGCCGTCTAACTTGTTTATCTCTTCCGTTGTGGCTGTAACGCCATCCAGCTTGTTTATTTCCGCCGCATCAGCCGTAATAGCAGTGCCACCGACCTTCCACGATCCAGCAGTCAAGTCAGGTGTGCTTGCGGTATTGCCGTTCAGAACATCAACAACGTCATCGAGCGCCGTGTTGACCGTGGCTCCCCAAGTATTCTCGCTGCCGCCCACGGTAGGTTTGGTTATGCTAATCGTCATATCAAAATCCTCAATGCTTACACGACTATACTACTTTACGCGCCAGTCGTCCACGTCTGCTATCTCAGCCAATCCCACGCCTGCCGCGTGCGATCCGCTCTATCCTTCAACCCATGATGCCCGCCGTTCACCCGCTTGGTGATTTTGGCGATGGCGTCGTCGTTCACGCCTTCATCTGCAATCTTCCACAGGCCGTTCTTGTCGAAGAACCACATGGCCGTTTCAAACGCGTAGTCTTCTTCGACCAGCGACGGGTCTGTCAGCACCTCCGGCAAGCGCATGTCATGTGCAAAAGCCTTGTAATTGTTCTTGCCGGTGAGTTGCAGGAACCCGCGTCCGATAAACTTTGCGGCGTCTTCTGGCGTCTCATTGCCCATACGCCCGACGTATACCTTGCTGGCCAGCTTAGCGCCGTTGCGGGCATATGGCTTGGCGCTATCCTCGTCGGGGAAGCGTGACGGCCAGACGCGCATCATGGCTTCCACCGAATAGTTTAGGTTTTCGCGTGTCAGCTTAAACCCGCCGCTTTCGTGGCCCGCCTGACCCAGAAGGTGCGCAGCCTTAACGCGAGACAGTCCGTAGTGCTTGGTGATTGCACGCGCCGTATTTGGCCCGTATGCGCCATCTGGCTCAACGCCAACCTTTTCCTGCAATAGCTTTAATGCGACGCTCATTTCTTCAAGCCTTTCATTGTGCGGATACCGAAGCTGGCGGCGATGGAAGCATACATTCCCCATTGTACCCACATTGGACAGTTAGATAAATTATCAAAGCCAACGCGCATCGCGTCCTGCCAACTCGGTATAAAATTGGCGCACAATATTGCCACGAAAACAATTGTCCACAGCTCATCCTTCCAACTGTCTTTGCTGGCCTCGATGGCTGACTGCTCCCAATCCATCTCTCCGGTTGCCTGCTTTAGCTTGATCTCAGCATTAGCTTTCTGGATTGCCGTCTTGCCGTCGAGGTAGCTTGTCGCCAGCCCGCCGACTGCGCCTATAATCTGGCCAATCATTTCTCAGACCCCAGCCACACGGCAAAAGCACCTGTCATAGCGCCTGTGACGGTCGCTGTAAGCGCGGTAGCCTGCGTGCTGACCACATCCTGCGGCAAAGACATAAACCACTCTATGACGCGTATATACATGATCGTCATCACCAGCATCATCAGACGCGGCATGATCTTATATTCCAAAAGCTTTTCCATCTTACACCTCTATATTGATGTTTGTGCCTTGCGGCCTGTCAGCATTTGTCTTGCGGCCAAACCTATCATACGTTTCCTGCAAATCAAATCTCTGCTTTGCCAGAGCCTCTAAGTGGCTGTGGTTGGCCCTGTGCTGCTTGGCCACCATCTGCTCAGCTAGATGCGTCTCTATACGCTCACGCGCCTGCGTTTGCTGGTGAATGTCCGACTGCACGTTAAACGGTGCGCTGCCTATGCCTGACACGCCGTCAGCCATCAGCGCCGCACCGCGATCCAGACAAAGCCAAACAGCGCGCCAACGCAGATCAGGAACAGGAGCAGGCCAGCCGCCCACGCGATGATCGTCTCCTTGCGCTCGATGCGCTTGTACTGCGCATCCTTCTGCTTCTGCCGGATCTCGTTTTCCATGCGGATCAGCTCCTGCCATGCAGACGGGCCAAGCGTTTCTGAAATCATCTTGCGCAGCTCGTCGCGCATGTTTTCGCGCTGCTTCTTCTGCACAAACAGATCCATCGCCTGCTGCTCGACGCTGCCGAAGCTCTGATACCATTTGGGGTTTTCTACGCGCTTCGCTGCAAAGTCGAAGTCGCTGATCGCCTTAGACCAGCGCCCCAGATCGCCAGCCATGCCTTCCAGATCCCGCCCGATCTGGCAGCCCTTCTTGATTGCGTTAAACGCAGCGCCAGCGGCCATGATTGCGGTTGCGGGGTCTATCATTTGGCATCTTTACCCACGTCAGCTAAACGCGGGCATCCACTATTATACTCCACCCTTATAACATATGGGTAGTGATACCAGAAGCTTGGGTATGGGCATCTGTATATACACGCCGTGTAAAGCTGCCCATATGCAAGCACGCCAACGGCTACGCTGGCGAGCGAGCAGATCATCGCTCCATCAGGCGGTCTATTTTCTCTTCGATGCGATCAAAGCGCGCCACGATCTGCGCCATGACGGCTGTGCTGTCTGCCTTGGTGACGTAATCCTTTGCCATTTCTTCGCGGGTCTTGTTGAGCAGAATATTGAGGCGCTGCATCTCGTCCACAGCGCTTTTCAGCACCCAGCCGATCAAGCCCAATCCGGCAGTAAGAGCCGCCGTCCAAAGCATCTCGGCTTCCATTATGCCGCCTCCTGTTCTGTCCAGACCGCCGCTGGCACAGTTTCGACCTGCCACTTAAACCGCGCTGGCCCGACAACCGGCACACCGGCCACGATGTCAGACGCCGTTAATGCTTGGCTCTGAGTGACGCTTGGAGCGCCGACCGTAGGCACACCAGCCGTAATGCTGTCAGCGGTTAAGCTGATAATTTGCGTTATCGTTGACGCATCGACAGTCGGGGTGCCGGACGTAATGCTGTCAGCCGTTAGCTGCTCATTCGGTATAAGCGTGACATTGCCGACCGTAGGCGCACCGGCAGTAATATCGTCGGCAGTAAGCTGCGTGTCAGCGCCAATCGTTGGAGCGCCGATAACTGGAACGCCAGACGTAATATCAGCCAGCGTAATTGAGTGCGCTTGGCTAATCGTTGACGCAGCAACTGTAGGCGCGCCAGCCGTGATGTCGGTGCTTGTGAGCGACTGATCCGACGAAACGCTTGGCGTTCCTACTGTCGGCGCACCGGCGGTGATGTCGTCTGACGTTAGAACGTGCGCCTGACTAATCGTTGAGGCAGCAACCGTGGGGGCGCCAGCAACAATGTCATCGAGGCCAAACGCTGCATCTGCCGCAACAGCCCCTGTGTCGGCGAGCGGGGCAGACGCTAAGGGGCTGAAACCTAGCATGTGTTACTCCTTAATGGGCCAAGTGACGCTGAAGGGGAAGCCAGATTGGCTTGGGATGTCACGCAGCGCTTGTCGATATGCTGTAATAGTATCAGACATGGTAACATCAGACAAAGCCATCCAGTCAGTCTCTTGCAGCAAGCCATCACGCTTTGATCTAACGTTAGCTTCTGCCGTGGCTTGCTCCATGTTTTGCACGGTGTGAGCCACTTCCCACTCGCTGCCATATAACGGCTGGCCTACTTGATCTGTATCGACCTCACCTGTGTCAGGGTCAGTACAGTCTTCCTCTGTCTTCATGCGGATGACTTCCCTTGCGGGTGTGCCAGCCACAAGTGTTTGCACCAGCGGATCATAGCTAGGTTTCTCAAGCTCAATCACCTGATACACGCCGTAGCGGCGCAGGATCGTGTCAGGGATCTGCTTTGGAAAGCTGGTCTGTGGGTTATCACGGCGAAATTGCCCAACGCTGTATGGAAATTGGTCGGGCTGACCGTTTGTAAGTTTTACGTGCATGGTTTCTCCTTAGAAATTTGGAAATGGTGCAGTAGGTGGTGTGAAGTTTGAGGTGTATCTGGCTACGGTGCTGATCCGAAACTCGTCTAAATACCCATATAAGCTTTGTATAGTTAAGCCTTGATTGATGCCAATTGGATAAGTGTAATTTAAGCTGTAGTCTTTCGGAGTGCTTTGCGTGTAATTTAGCTCTTCATTACCATCCAAGAAATACTTAATGCTGGTTCCATTTCTAACAACTGCAATGTGATACCAAGTATTTATTGTAGGCCCACCCGCACTTCCTAAAAGCCTGCTAGAACCATCAATAAAAAGTCTAAAGTTTGTGCTTACATCAATAAGCATCAAAGTTGAAATAGCTCCCCCACTTGGGCCTAGTGTTATATATTTCTGGGCAGCAGCTACATTTGTGTGACGCACAAAAAACTCAACAGTGAAGTCACCGCTTAAGTCGAGCGGATATGTTGAGCCATTAATTAAAAGATAATCACCCGTGCCATCAAACTCTATAGACCCCGTACCAAACTTCTTAACGGCTGTATCAATCTGGGCATTACCATTTGCTGTAACAACAACAGAGTTAGATGAACTATCAGTAATCGTAGTGCTGCCATTGGTTCCATCGCCGTGAAGCAGTAACTCTACACTAGCAAAATTAGGGTCTCGTTCACCAGCCGCACCCATTTGCATTAATCTTGATATGCTCATGACATTGCATCCCCCGCCTGAAAGCCCTGATAGGACGTACCGTTATCGTCGGTCAGAAACACAAGCACATCTGTCTCACCGATAGCTGGCCCGTCTGGGGCTGTGCCTGAAGGCCACTCTACTGAGCTTGGGTAGCTGAAGGTGGCTGTTGCTGTGGATTGTGTGGTGTATTGGTAGACGGTGTCGGTTGTAGCGCCAAGAACATACATCTTTGAGCCATCATCTTTAAAGCGAGTGGATTCTGGCGCGGAATCTTGGCTGCTTAAACTAAAGTTACGAACCAAAGACATGGTGGATATATTCCAAGCCGTGCTTAAACTAAACTCAAAGATTTTATCGTTTGAAGTACCAGTGATAAATACAGTTAATCCATCAGGTTTAAAAAATATACCAGAGGCAGCATTGTCTGTAGTCCCAGTATTAAAGCTTCTCACATATGATAAAGTAGAAACATCCCAAGCACTACTCAACGTATATTCATATAAATCATCACTTGTGTTTCCAAGATGGTAAAATTGAGTTCCATCAGGTTTAAACCACATTTTGTTAGGGCGAGCATCTTGCGCTGAAACACTAGCAGATTGCGAAAAACTAGCCGTGCTAATATCCCAAGCGGTGCTTAAATCGTATTCATTTACACTATCACTGACAGTTCCTATAACATACATCTTTGTGCCATCGGGTTTAAAGAATAAATCTCTAGGTTTATCCTCTTGACTGCTTATTGAAAAGCTTTGTGAATATGTAGCACTAGAAACGACCCAAGCATTGCTTAAAGTGTATTCATATACATTATCATTTGTTTCCCCAACAGTGTACATCTTTGTGCCATCGGGCTTAAAGAACAGACCAAACATGCCGGTTTCTTGGGTGCTTAATCCAAAGCTAACACTATCATACATTTGTTTCCCCAACAGTGTACATCTTTGTGCCATCGGGCTTAAAGAACAGACCAAACATGCCGGTTTCTTGGGTGCTTAATCCAAAGCTAACACTATCATACGAAGCATTAGCAATGTCATAACCCGCACCTACATTCGCCCCAGTAACCGCCAAAGCAAAGCCAGCCGCCGTGCCAGATGCTGGTGCATTGCTGAAAGTAAACGTGGTGTTGGCTGATGGGGTGTAGTTGAAGTAGGTGCCGCTGGAGATGTCTAGGTTAGAGCCGGTGATTGTACCAACGCCCTGCGCTTGATTAGCTGCAAACGCACCGGAGCTATAATCAATTAAAACGCTCATGAATATGCATCTCCTGCGTGAAAGCCGTAGTAGCTAGTGCCGCCATCGGTGCTGTAAAAAGTAAACGCATCAGTCTCGCCAGACGCTGGTGCTGATGGTGCTGTACCGCCAGCCCATTTTACCGACGAAGGCCAAGCGATTGTAGATGGGCTGGCTGCGACTGTGGAGTATTGACGAAGAAGACGATTGTTGAAGCCAATCACATACATCTTTGTTCCATCAGATTTAAGAAACAAGCCCTGACAGCCAGACATTTGCCCAGACCCTGACAGCCAGACATTTGCCCAGACACAGAAAAAGAAACATTGTCATAACTGGCAGTGCTGATGTCAAAACCCACCGTAAGACTGTACTGATAAATATTATCACCAGTGTTGCCCGAGATAATCATTCTGGTTCCATCAGGCGTAAAGAATATGCCTGTTGGGTTTGTGTCTTCAGAGGTTACGCTAAAACTTTGCGTAAACGAAGCAGAGCTAACGTCCCAAGCGGTGCTAAGACCATATTGATTTATAGCATCACTGCTCTGCCCAGAAACATACATTTTTGTACCTGTGGGGTTAAAGCAAAGACCTCTGGCTGAAGTTTCTTGGCTTGAAACATCAAAACTTACGCTGTTGTAGCTTGCGGTTGAGCTATCCCAAGCAGTGCTTAAATCAAACTCAAATACTGTATTATTATTTAAGCCCAAAATAAACATCTTGGT